TGCTAAGCCAAAAGCGCAGATAATACTGGATGTCTTATCGAGCATTTTGGCAACGCAGATGCCGTGCCGCAGCCGCCGGAGCGGTACTTGAGCCGTTAGGCGGGAATTGTGCGGTATTGCCTTAAGAGCTGTGATGCGGGGGAAACCTTGTTCGCACGCAGAATATGCAGCCGGCCGCAAGGCTCCCGGGCGGATATGGAATCCGCCCCTACGGTGTAGGGGTCGATGCTCGCATCGGCCCGGAAAGTGCACGGCGCGGCAAGGTTGACGGGCGAACAATGTTCGCCCCTACAAAAACAGCCCCGGAAGGCAGTTGCCTTTCGGGGCTGTTGTACTTGTGATGGAAAATCAGGCCTTCGCGTCCGGGCGGACGATGTCACGGATGACGTTGACGATGTTGTCAGCGGTCAAGCCGTAGTCACGCAGGACCTCATTGGCGGGGCCGGAGTGACCGAACTGATCCATGACGCCGATACGGCGCACGGGAACGGGCAGCTTCTCGCTGACGACGGAGCAGACGGCCTCGCCCAGGCCGCCGATGATGCTGTGCTCCTCGACGGTGATGATGCGGCCGCACTCGCGGGCGGCGGTCAGGATGATCTCCTCGTCGATGGGCTTGATGGTCGGCATGTTGATGACGCGGACGTTCATGCCCTGGCGCTTGGTCAGCACGGCGGCGCGCAGAGCCTCGTTGGTCATCAGGCCGGTGGAGATGACGGCAATGTCATAGCCGTCGGTCAGTTTCTCGCCCTTGCCGATCTGGAACTCGTAGGTCTCGGGATCGTGGAAAACGGGCGTGGCCAGACGGGAGAAGCGCAGGTAGACGGGACCCTGATAGTTGTAGGCGGCGATGACGGCGGCGCGGGCCTCCACATCGTCAGCCGGGCTCAAGACCACCATGCCGGGGATCGAGCGCATGAGGGCGATGTCCTCGCAGCACTGGTGGGACGCGCCGTCCTCACCGACGGAGAGCCCCGCGTGGGTGGCAGCGATCTTGACGTTCAGGTGCGGGTAGCCGATGGAGTTGCGGATCTGCTCAAAGCCGCGGCCCGCAACGAACATGGCAAAGCTGGACACGAAGGGGACATAGCCCATCGTGGCCATACCGGCGGCGACGCCGACCATGTTCTGCTCAGCAATGCCGCAGTCAAAGTGACGATCCGGGTACTCCTTGCGGAAGATTTCGGTTTTGGTGGCAGCGGCCAGGTCGGCGTCAAAAACCACCAGATTGTCAGCGCCCTGCTGGGCCAGCTCTACCAGCGTGTTGCCGTAGCTGACACGGGTAGCAATTTTTTTAATATCAGCCATTGTTGAACTCGATCTCCTTTTCCAGCGTGGCGTGGGCGGCGCGCAGCTCGGTCATAGCCTGGGCGTATTCTTCGTCGTTGGGAGCCTTGCCGTGCCAATCGACGGCGTTTTCCATGTAGCTGACGCCCAGACCCTTGGTCGTGCGCAGCAGGAAGCAGGTGGGCTTGCCGCTGCCGTGGGACAGGTCGAACATCTTGAACGCCTGCTCCAGGTCGGCAAAGGAGTTGCCGTTGCAGACGATGGTGTTGAAGCCGAAAGCATCCATCTTGTGGTCCAGCGGCTCGGAGTTCATGACGTCGCGGGTCGCGCCATCGATCTGCAGGCCGTTGACATCGATCATGATGCACAGGTTATCGAGCTTGTAGTGGTTGGCGAACATGAACGCCTCCCAGCATTCGCCCTCTTCGATCTCACCGTCGCCCAGCAGGGTGTAGACGTTGATGTCGCTGCCCAGCTTTTTGGCACCCAGCGCCATGCCGCAGGCGGCGGAAACACCCTGGCCCAGGGAACCGGTGCTCATGTCAACACCGGGGACGGTGTTCATGTTGGGGTGGCCCTGCAGGTAGCTGTTGGAGTGGCGCAGCGTGGGCAGGTCGGCCACCGGGAAGAAGCCGCGCTCCGCCAGCGTGGCATACAGGCCGGGGGCGCAGTGGCCCTTGCTAAGTACAAAACGGTCGCGGTTGGGGTCCTGCGGCTGTTCGGGGTCAATGCGCATCTCGCGGAAATACAGATAGGTCAGAACGTCCGCCGCGGACAGGCTGCCGCCCGGATGACCGCACCCGGCACCGTGGGTGGCTTCGATCACACCCATGCGCACGCGGGTCGCAGTCAGTTTTAACTGCAGCGTTTCCAGTTTTGTCATAGCTAAGCTCCTCCGGTCACTTATGGTAAAATCGGGCAGTATATATGGATACTGCTACACAATATACTATCTTATATTATACACGTTTCGCGGAATCCCGCAACATTTTTTTACAAATTTCGTGAAAAAAGGCTGTTTTGGTGCATTCGCGGTAAAGTTGACACGCCAAAAAGCCCGCTGTTATGCACCCTTTGTGCGTAATGCCAAAAAATGGGGCGATTCGTACATAAACTACAGCAAAAAGCACCTTGCACAAAGCGGGCATTTGTGGCATAATTTAAGTACAGCCGCGGTGCGGAAAGCCCATGATATGAGGCAGCCGCCCGGCCCACACTACAAGATATGGGAGGGAAAGAGAGTGCCCAACGGGATCTACATCCAGACTGAGTACCACGGCAAGCTTATCCGCAAAATCGTCTGCAATGGGGATGTACGGTGGTTTATCGGCTCCAACTGTGCCGTGACCTTCCTGTCCATGGACGACTGCATGGCCGCCATTGACCGCCTGTAATTGTAAAAAGGAAGTCTGCCGCACGCCGTCCTTTGGGGGATGACGTGCGGCTTTTTGCATTTGTATACGAGGTTTGTATGAAAAAACGGAACTGGCGTCCGATGCTGCGCCGGGTGCTGAACCTGGTGCTCAGCCGCATTGTTGTGACCGGCGTGCTTCTGTTGCTGCAGGCGTTCTGGCTGTTTGCGCTGTTCTACTGGCTGGCGGACTACGCCAAATGGTTCGGCGGCGTGGGCGTTGCCATGAGCATTATCATGTGCCTGGCGCTGATCCGGCAGGATTCCACGGTGCCGGAGTTTAAGATCAGCTGGATGATCCTGTTTGCCGTTATGCCGGTGCAGGGCGGCATTTTGTACCTGCTGTGGGGCAACAAGCGCCCGGCGCTGGGCTTGCGCCACCGGCTGGAGCGCGCCGAGGACGCAATGGCCCCGGCGCGGAAGGACGACCCCGACGCCACGGCGGCCTTGCAGCGGCAGAACCCCCGCGCCGCGCTGACGGCCCGCTACCTGCACGACTACGGCCCGATGCCGGTCTGCGGCGGCACGGCGGCGAAATATTACCCGGACGGGCAGAGCATGTTTGCCGATATGCTGCCCGCATTACAGGGGGCACAGCACAGCATTTATGTGGAGAGCTTTATCATCGGCATGGGCGAGATGTGGGGGCAGATCCACGAGATTTTGCGCCGGAAGGCCGCGGCAGGGCTGGACGTGCGGGTCATCTACGACGACGCGGGCTGCCTGAGTCTGCTGCCCCACAACTACGCCGAGATGATGCGGGCCGACGGCATCCGGGCGTTCAGCTTCAACCGCTGCGTGCCGATGCTGAACCTGGTCATGAACAACCGTGACCACCGCAAGATCATGGTCATCGACGGGCAGATCGCCTTTACGGGCGGTGTGAATCTGGCGGACGAGTATATCAATAAAATCGTGCGGTTCGGCTACTGGAAGGACAGCGGCGTCCGGCTGGATGGCCCCGGCGCAGCGAGCCTGGCAAACATCTTTTTGACGTTCTGGAAGGCAAAATACCCCGACGAGGACCTGGACGCGGGCTGCGACCTGCCCGCCGCCGTGCCGGTGGAAACGGACTGTCTGGTGCAGCCCTTTGCCGACAGCCCGGTGGACCGCGAAGCCGTAGCGAAGAACGTGTATCTGGAGCTTATCAATCAGGCGCAGAAGCGGCTGTACATCTGCACGCCGTACCTGATTCTGGACAACGACCTGCTGTCCTGCCTGCGGCTGGCGGCCAAGCGCGGCGTCGATGTGCGCATCTACACGCCCGGCGTACCGGACAAGCCGACGATCTACCAGCTGACGCGGAGCTATTTCCCGCATTTGCTGCAGGCAGGCGTTAAAATTTACAGCTACACGCCGGGCTTTCTGCACGCCAAGACCTGGCTGGTGGATGACCGCATTGCCGCGGTGGGCACGGTGAATCTGGATTACCGCAGCCTGTACCTGCATTTTGAGAACAGCGTGCTGATCTACGGCGGCGCGGTGCTGGACGATGTGCGGCGCGATCTGGCGGAGATCGAAAAGGAAAGTGCCGCGGTGACGCTGGCGGACTGCCGGACCGGATTTTTTGGCACGCTGTACAGCGCGGTGCTGCGGCTGGTGGCACCGTTGTGCTGAAGGCGGGGGGCCCCGACGACACGGGGGCATCCGCTGACGCAAACGGGCACGGAGCGGTCAAGACCGCTCCCTACAAGGCACCCGTGTATGGCAGACCGTAGGGAGGGGTCTTGACCCCTCCGGGAAAGTGGACCGCTGACGCAAACGCCACGGAAACAGGCGGCGGTGTAAGCTGGCGGGCGAGCAATGCTCGCCCCTACAAGAGTTTTTCGACAGTTTGAGCAATACGCAAAGCCCGTCCCGGGTCAGACCGGGGCGGGCTTTGTGGTTTCAGGAGGCGTATTCGCGCTCCAGCGTTTCTATAAAATGAACCGGGTCGATGATGTGGAGGCCGTCGGCGTTGGGGGCGGCGGGTGTCAAGCGGGAAAGCGGAAAAAGAAGCGGAAGTCCGGTTTTTGGGATTACCAGGCGGGAATTTGCAAAAATATATTGACAACTATATGTTGTTGCATTAAGATGAGAGTAACCAACAATACCTGACAGGAGCGGCAACATATAAGGAGGACAGCGATGGACTATAAGGAAAAAGTGGAGTGGCTGGGTCGCTATCAGGCGTCTGTCAGCTGCCAGCACATGCTGGAAGAAGAAATCGAGGTGCTGCGCAGCGACGCCGAGCGGGTGACGGCCTGCATGAGCGGCATGCCCGGGCGCAGCGGCCCTAACGCGGACAGGCTGCCGCGGGCCGTAGAACGTATCGAAGAAGCGCAGAAAAGGCTGGAGCAGCAGCTGGAAAGCTGCATGGAAACGCGCGCGGAGATTATGTGCGGCATCATGACGGTGCGGGATAGGCCGGGGCAGGAGGTGCTGCGCCGCCGCTATGTGATGGGGCAGAATTTTTCGGAAATCGCGGAGGCGATGGGGGTAGTTCAGCGCCGGGCGTACCAGCTGCACCGGACGGCTGTGGAGGGGATGGCCGTGCCGAAGCGGGCGTGAAAAAGATTTCAGTAAATTTCCCGAAGATTTCGCAAAATTTCATTGTATTTCACAACCAACAGTGGTAATATGATACCATCGAAACTCGTGAGAGGAAGTGATTCCTCCCGCGGGTTTTTTTATACCCATTCGGGAAAAGGAGGGATGCCGTTGTGTGAGATCGACGCGGACCATGTGCTGGACGAGCTGGCCGAGATCGCCTTTGCCGTCCCCGGCGAGGAGGGCGGTCTGCCGGTCAAGGTGGCCGACAAGCTGCGCGCGCTGGAAATGCTGTACAAGCATCTGGGCCTGGGCGACGGGGCAAAAACAGAGGGGGTGGTCATTGTGGACAGTGAAAGTTAGGAGAGAGGAGATAGGAGAGAGGAGAGAGGCGCCAAGGTGGAAGTGCGGCTGAAGGAGAAGATACCCGGCGTGTTCTGGCCCGTGCATCAGGCGATACGGCGCGGCGAGGTGACAGAGGTCGTGGCCAAGGGCGGGCGCGGGTCCGGTAAGTCGAGCTATCTTTCGATGGAGCTGGTCTGGCAGCTGCTGCGCCACCCGGACTGCCACGCCGTGGTGCTGCGCAAGGTCGGCGGCACGCTGCGCAACAGCGTGTACAACCAGATCGTATGGGCCATCGGGGAGCTGGGGTGCGCGGGGTATTTCCGCTGCACGGTCAGCCCGATGGAGTGCACCTATCTGCCCACCGGGCAGAAGATCTTATTCTTCGGGACGGACGACCCGGGCAAGCTCAAAAGCTTAAAGCTGCCGTTCGGCGCTGTGGGCATTTGTTGGTTTGAGGAGCTTGACCAGTTCGACGGCCCCGAGGAGGTGCGCAACGTCGAGCAGACCGTGCTGCGCGGCGGCAGCTGGACGCTGACGTTAAAGAGCTTCAACCCGCCGGCCATGGCCCGCAGCTGGGCCAACCGCTACGCGCTGGAGACCCGCCCCGGCAAGCTGGTGCACCATTCGACCTACCGCGATCTGCCGCGGGCCATGCTGGGCGAGCGGTTCTGGGCCGACGCCGAGCACCTGCAGCGGACGAACCCGGCGGCGTTCCGCCATGAGTACGGCGGCGAGGTCGTGGGCAGCGGCGCGGCGGTGTTTGCCAATTTGCAGCTGCGGGCCGTGCCGGACGACGAGCTGGAACGGTATGACCGCGTCTACTACGGCGTGGACTGGGGCTGGTACCCCGACCCCTGGGCCTACAACGCCGCGGCCTACGATGCGGCGCGGCGGGTGCTGGTGATTTTTGATGAGCTGACGCGCAGCCGCACGCCGAACCGCGAGACGGCAGAGCTTTTGCTGGCGCGCGGCGCAGGCACGGACGGCCCGCTGACGGCGGACGCCGCCGAGCCGAAATCCTGCGCCGACTACCGCGCCGCCGGACTGCCCTGCCGCGCGGCCCAGAAGGGCCCCGGCAGCGTGCGCGAGAGCATGAAGTGGCTGCAGGGGCTGGCGGCGATCATCATTGATCCGGTGCGCTGCCCGGCCACGGCGGCGGAGTTCAGTGAGTACGAGTACGAGCGCGACCCGCGGACGGGCGAGGTGCTGCCGGGCTACCCCGACGTGAACAACCACCACATTGACGCGGTGCGGTACGCGGTGGAGGGGGTGTGGAGAAGGAGAGGAAGTTAAAATGTGTTGCGCATGTAGGGGCCGCACATGTGCGGCCCGCAGCCTGGCGAAAACGGAAGTCTGCGGGAAGGCCGAGGGCCGGGCATGCCCGGCCCCTACCGCGTGGCAATGAAGAAAGGAGAGGATGATTTGCAATCCTATTTGGAACAGGCATTTGGAAAAAGTGACGTTACATCTGTCAAAATGCGGGCGGCGGTGCGGGAATGGTTTGATCTGTACTACGGCGTGCCGCGCGCGGGCGAGGATACCGCGCCCCGTGTGGCGGCGCTGATCGTCGGCAAGCTCTGCCGCACGGTCTTTGCCGAGTACGAGACCCGCCTGCCGCCCGAGGCACCGGACCCGCTGCGCCGCAGCCTGTCGGCGCTGAACGCGGCGGCCAAGACCGCGATGCAGTACGCGCTGGTGGGCGGAGAGTGTCTGCTGAAACCGGTGCCGCGGGACGGGGCGTTCGACTTTGCGGCCATCCGGCGCGACTGCTACGTGCCGCTGGCCCGCGACGCCCACGGCAGCCTTCTGGCCGTCGGCACGATGGAGCGGCACAGCGTCGACGGGCGGCAGTACGCCCTTTTGGAGCGCCGCACCGCGGGCGCGGACGGCCTGACCATCGAAACGCGGCTGTTTGAGCTGAACGGCCAGACATTGGGCCGCTGTGTGCCGCTGGCCACGCTGCCCGCCTGTGCGCAGCTGGTCCCGCAGCTTGTGCTGCCGGGGGTGCAGGGCGTCGGGCTGGCCGTGCTGAAAACGCCGCTGATGAACTGTGTGGACGGCAGCACCGACGCGGTCAGCATCTACGCCCCGGCGGCGGGGCTGCTGCACGCACTGGCCCGCTGCGAGGAGCAGCTGAACGCCGAATTTGCGAACGGTGCGTCCCGCGTTTTTGCGTCGGAGGACCTGCTGCGCCCCGACGCCCAGGGCCGCCGTGCGCTGCAGGACGATCTGTTTGTCGGCCTGCCGGACGACCCGGCCAATGTCGGCGTGACGGTCTACAGCCCGACATTGCGGGAGGGCAGCTATCTAGCCCGCAAGCAGGATCTTCTGCGCGGGTGTGAGAGCCTGCTGGGCCTGCGCCGCGGCATTCTGAGCGAGGTCGAGACCCCCGCCGAGCCGCGCACGGCGACGGAGATCGCCGCAACGTCGGTGGACTACGACCTGACGATCCGCGACCTGCAGAGCGCGTGGACGGATACGGTACAGCAGGCCATGGCGCTGTGCAGTGCGCTGGGCGCGGTGTACGGGCTGGACGGCCTGCCGCAGCCCGCAGCCCCGGCTATCGACTGGGGCGACGGTGTTTTGTATGACCGTGCGCGTATCTGGGCCGAGCAGCGTGAGCTGGTGGACGCGGGGCTTCTGCGCCCCGAGCTGGCGCTGGCGTGGTATTTTGATTTGCCGCATGAGACCGAGGCGGAGCTGGCAGAGATTCGCCGCCGGTTTATGGGCGATGCAGGGCGGGCGCAATGAGCCTGCCGTGCAGTGCGGCGGGGTGAGGTCACCCCGCCCTACGATGCTGCAGAAAGTGAGGTGAAATACAATGGAGAACGAGCAGAACAAGCCGATGCAGACCCCCGCGCCCTATGCCGCGGGGACCGGCAGCGTGCCGGTAGCGCTGGACCGCGACGCCTTTGCGCGGATGGGGTACCGGGAAAGACTGGCGCTGAAGAAGGAAAACCCGGAGGTTTATAAAGAGTTGAGGAAGTGAGGGGCGGCGGGAGGAATCCCTCCGCCTCGCTTACGCTCGGCACCTCCCTTTGACAAGGGAGGCTTGTAGGGGGCGGCGTCCTCGACGCCCCGCGGGAGGGGGAAAGCCCTCCCCTGCAAATTACGTACACGGGAGTTTGTAGGGCGGCCAGCCCTCTGGCCGCCGCGGCGGGGTCAAGACCCCTCCCCGCAAAGCAAACTGATAAAGGGGCGACCAACAAAAAGTCGGCGGGCCGGGCATGCCCGGCCCCTGCCGTACAAAAGTAAAAACACATAAAAAGGAGAAACTATATGTCTGATTTCATCACGAAGCTGTCCGAACTGATCGACCCTGAGGTTATGGGGGATATGGTGTCCGCGCGCATCCCGAAGAAGCTGCGCGTGGCACCGTTTGCCAAAATTGACGATACGCTGCAGGGCGTGCCCGGCGATACCATCACCGTGCCCGCCTACACCTACATCGGCGACGCCTCCGACGTGGCCGAGGGCGGCGAGGTCGCCATTGAGAAGATGACGACCTCCACCCGCAAGGCCACCATCAAAAAGGCCATGAAGGGCATCGGCCTGACCGACGAGGCCGTGCTGTCCGGCTACGGCAACCCGGTGGGCGAGGCCAATACCCAGCTGGCGCAGGCCATTGCCGCCAAGGTCGACAATGACTGCATGGACGCTTTGCAGACCGCAAGCCTGATCTACGACGGCAGCCAGGCCCAGATCAGCTACAACGCCATCGTCGATGCGGTTGATCTGTTTGAGGAGGAGATGGGCTGCTCCGACAAGGTGCTGTTCATCCACCCGAAGCAGGTCACCCAGCTGCGCAAGAACCCCGACTTCCTGAGCGCCGACAAGTACACGCCCGGCGTCAGCCTGACCGGCGAGATCGGCATGATCGCGGGCTGCCGCCTTGTGCCCAGCAAGAAGGTCCCGCTGGCCGACGGCGTCTACGCCTGCCCCATCGTCAAGCTGGAGGCAGACCCCGAGGTCGACGACGAGATCCCGGCGCTGACCATCTACCGCAAGCGCGAGGTCAACATTGAGACCGAGCGCAAGCCCAAGACCCGCACCACCGAAATCACGGCGGACGAATTTTACGTCGCTGTGCTGTCCAATGAGGCTAAGGTCGTGCTGGCAAAGTTCAAGGCGTAAGGGGGCGTGCGCGTGCCGGATTATACCTTTTACGTAGAGGATTACCTGGGCGAGGACATCCCGGAGAAGGAGTTCCCCCGCTTCATCAGACGCGCCGGGGACGAGCTGCGCCGTATGCGGGAGATGTACGCCGTGGCACCGCGCCAGGGGCTGGACCCGGAGCTGGCCGAGAGCATGGCGCTCTGCGCTGTGGCCGACGCAATGTACGAGTTCGCGCAGGAGGACGAAGCCCGGGGCATTGCGAAGGTGAGCGTCGGCAGCGTGAGCGAGACCTACACCGCGCCGCCCGAGCTGTGCTCCCGCACGCTGGCAGACCGGGCGGCGCATTTCCGCCACGAGGCGGGCTACTATCTGCGGATCGGGCGGTGGCTGCCCCATGAATAAGCTGTACCGCGATACCGTGACGCTCTACCACGCCGACGCGGCGGCGCAGACCGTGGTGCGCACCGTACTGCGGGGCGTCTGCTGGCAGCAGGGCCGCCGGGAGCTGCCCGACGCAGGCGGCACACGCCGGGGCGTTGCGCTGCTGGTGGTCATCCCGGAGACGACGGCCCGGTACGGCGCGGACTATACGCTGGCACCGGGGGACAGGCTGTTCCCCGGCGAGGGCCCGGCGCTGACCTGGGCCGACTGGCCGGGCTTTGTGCCCGCGGCGGTGGAGGGTGCGGCGCTGGTGCAGTACGTGCTGCCGATGCGGCTGCGCGGTAAACCGCACCATGTCGAGGCCGGTGCCTGGTGGAACGGAAGCGGAACGGGCGTGAGGAGCCTGACGAGGTGAGATTTTTTTGGCTTCTCCCCCGGGGGAGAAGCTGCCGCCCGCAGGCGGCTGATGAGGGGCGAGCTTGCGTGGCCGAACGATGAAAGGGAGGGCCGCGCGAAGTCTGCCCTCATCCGGCGCTGCGGCGCCACCTTCAGTCTACGCGCTAAAAGCCGCCTTCGGCGGTTGCGCTCCGACACGCGCTTGCGAGCGCAGCCCCTCGGGGAAGGCTTTAGAGAAGGAGGCAAACCATGCTTACAAAAATGACGGCCTTTCTGGCCCGGGCCCCTGCCCTGCAGGGGCTTTCTTTGACGGTGGGGGACGTTGGCCCCGCGCCGTACACGGCGGGGCTGTGGTGCCGGGGCATCACGGTGCTGGACCGGCGGGAAAACCTGCTGGGCCGCGTGACACAGCGCTGCCGGGCGGAGTTCACGCTGCGGCTCTGCCTGCCGCGCACCGATGCCGACAACGCCGCGCGGCTGCTGGATCTGCAGACCTGGGCGGCGGCGGAGAGCGCCGCAGGCCGCGGGCCGGTGCTGGGCAACGCGGGGCGCGAGGTCCTGCGCGCCGAGCAGGGCCGTATGGAGCGCGCCGACGCGGGCGGCACGGCGGTCTACACCGTGCGTTTACAAGCGGAATACACACAAGTTTATACGGAGGAAACTACATGAAAATTGAACGCAAGTACATGGCCCACTACCTGAACGCCGCCTTTGGCATCGGCGACGCCAGCTACACCCGTCTGGGCAGCGATCTGGAGGAATACTCCCCCGAGCTGACCGCGAACGTGGAGAAAAAGTCGAATATCGTCGGTGAGACGACGGTTACGATCAACGGCTACCAGAAGCAGGGCGAGGTCAGCCCCTACTACGCCGAGCCGGGCGACCCGCTGTTTGAGCGTCTGCAGGCAATTATCGACGGCGATCTGGTGCTGGATGACCTGAAAACCGACATCGTCGAGGTCAAGCTCTGGGACAAGGATACGGCGGGGGCGTACCCCGCCGTGCGCGAGGAATGCTACATCGAGGTCGTCAGCTACGGCGGTGACACCACCGGCTACCAGATCCCGTTCAACGTGCATTACACCGGCGTCAAGACGAAGGGCACGTTTGACCCGGCAACCAAGAAGTTTACGCAGGCGTGACAGGCAAAAGAGCGGCTGCCTTCCCCGAGGGGGGAAGGCTCAGACTGTTGAAAAAGGTGCGTTCATCCCTTGGCCCCCTCTGCGAGGGGGCTCCGCCCGCAGGCGGTGGGGGAGAGAACTGTACGGCTGCCCGAAATATTGCGGGCTATGGCAAGGTTCTCTCCCTCCGCCCCTTCGGGGCACCGCTCCCCCTCTGGCGCAAGCGCCACCTCCCCCGTATCGGGGGAGTCTGTCTCACAGAGGAAGGTTTTTCGACACGCAGCTGCCTTCCCCCGAGGGGGGGAGGCTTTGAAGAAAGGAGAGTACGATGGAGCTGAACATTGACACCGGCGTGGAGGAATTCCGCGTCAACGGGCGCGGGGTGCTGCGCTTTAACCCGGCAGACCCGAACCTCTACCACCGCTTTTTTGCGGCGGGGGCAGAGCTTGACGGGTACGACGCCGCGCTGACAAAGGCGCTGGCGGCGCTGGA